AAAAGATGTAATTTTAAATTCTTTAAAACAAGGATTTATTACAAAAGAAGAGGCAGATAAAAAACTTAAAAAAATAGGTGTAAAGGCATTTTTTAAAAATAGATATATAGGTGCTCCAACAATTAATGCTGAAAAACAGTTTGATGATTTTAAAAAATATGTAGATAGACAATTAAATTTAAATCCAGAATTAATAAAACAAACTAAAATAGAAAAAGCAAAAACAATACCAGGTGTTACTACAGCAGATAAAATAAAAAGACCTGAAAGAGCATTAATAAGAGATCAAATAAAAGATTTTCAAATAAGAACAGGAGGCCCGACTCTTGGTGCTGTGGGTGATATTGGAATGGCTAAAGATATTTTATCTAAAGATTTTGAAACAGCTAAAAAATTATTTGGAAAGTATGCACCACAAATTGCTAGAGGTGCAAGACAAGTTAGTAAATTTGCAGTCATACCTGAACTTGCTTTAGGTGCAGCATTTGCTCCATTTGATTTAGGTGAAGGAAGATCTGGTAAAGAAACTTTATTAAACGTTGCAACATTAGGTATGGGTGTACCTATTAGTGACGCAAGAGATAGAGCGAACTATGTAGATCAATTTGGATTAAAAGAAGATTTATTTTCTGCACAGATGAAACAATCTGGTGCGCAATATGGAGCACCTGCTTTAACAGAACGTGAACAACTTGCATTACAAAAAGCAGAAGAATTTGACACACAAATATTACAACCAAGATTGGAAAAAACTTTAAAAGAAAGACAAGCAGCTTCTGATCCTAATTTTGGAACAGGAATTATGGGTATGGCTAATGGTGGACGTATTGGTTTTGCAGATGGATATGATCCGAAGAGAAGAAAATTTATGAAAGCTGCTGCAGGCATTGCATCAATACCAGTATTTGGAAGAATGTTAAAACCAGTTGTTAAAGGTATGGAAGCAGCAGGACCTGCTGTAGAAAAAGTAACAACCGAAGCAGAAAAAATATTTTTTAATTTAGTCGATGCAGTAAAAAATAAAGGCATCATGGATAAATTAGATAAGGTAACCGGTGGTAGATTGTCTGGAGCATATCATGAATATAAAGGTGCAGAAGTTTTAGAAGATGCCGGATCCATTACTGCAAGATTTAAAACAGATAAAGGTGCACCGGCAGAAGTGGTTTATATTAAACCACAAAAAGGCATAGATCCTAAAACCGGTAAAGAAGTCGAATATCCTGGTCAGTTTGAATATGAAGCTCAGGAAGTATATAAAATGACTGGTGATGGTAATGATTATTATAAAGATTTTGAAGATGAGATTATTGATTCAATTGAAGATGTTAAAAAGATTATAGATGACTAAACGTTTAACCACAACTATTCCCCCTAAATCAGGACCCATGCCACAGGGCTTGAATATTTCATATAATACTGTTACAACAGTCAAACAATCTGGAGAAAAAATAAATGGCAGACAACATAGACAAGGCACTTCCAAACGAGCCTCGAAAAGAATTTGAGATACCTGGTGAAGAAGAAATTCAAGAACAGGTAGTTGAAGAAGTACAAAAAGAACAAGAGTCACCTGATGACATAGAAGTCACAGAGAATGAAGATGGATCAGTAGATATTAATTTAGATCCAGCTGCAGCTACACCTGAAGGTGGTGATGAGCATTATGCAAATCTTGCAGACTTTTTACCAGATGATGTTTTAGGTAGAATGGCATCAGACCTTTCTTCTAAATATCAAGAATATATTTCATCAAGAAAAGATTGGGAAAAAACTTACACACAAGGTTTAGATTTATTAGGATTTAAATACGATAGTAGAACAGAACCATTTAGCGGTGCATCCGGTGCAACGCATCCAGTTTTAGCTGAAGCAGTTACACAGTTTCAAGCACTTGCTTATAAAGAATTATTACCAGCAGATGGACCAGTAAGAACTCAAATCATTGGAGTACAAACTCCAGAAAAAGTTCAACAAGCAACTCGTGTAAAAGATTTTATGAATTATCAAATTATGGATCAGATGAAAGAGTATGAACCAGAATTTGATTCTATGTTATTTCATTTACCTCTATCAGGTTCAACTTTTAAAAAAGTTTACTATGATGAAGTAGAAGGACGAGCAGTATCGAAGTTCGTTCCAGCAGATGATTTAATTGTTCCGTACACAGCTACCTCATTAGATGATGCGGAAGCAATTATTCATCGTGTTAAGATTTCAGAAAACGAATTAAGAAAACAACAGATCGCAGGTTTTTATAAAGATATTGATTTAGGAAAACCAGGAGATAGAGAATCTGATGTAGAGAAAAAAGAAAGAGAACTTGAAGGAATTTCTAAAACTGCCAATGAAGATGTATATACAATTTTAGAATGTCACGTGAATCTAGATATCGAAGGTTTTGAAGATGTCAATCCCGAGACTGGTGAGCCGTCAGGAATTAAACTTCCATACATTGTAACAATAGAAGAATCTTCTAGAGAAATTTTATCTATCAAAAGAAACTACGAAGTAGGAGATACTAAAAAAGATAAAGTACAATATTTCGTACACTTTAAATTTTTACCGGGTTTAGGGTTTTATGGTTTCGGTCTAATCCACATGATTGGTGGACTGTCTAGAACAGCGACCGCAGCTTTAAGACAGCTCTTAGATGCGGGAACGTTATCTAATCTGCCAGCTGGTTTTAAAATGAGAGGAATAAGAATTAGAGATGATGCACAATCAATTCAACCGGGAGAGTTTAGAGATGTAGATGCACCGGGTGGAAATTTAAGAGATTCATTTATGATGCTTCCGTTTAAAGAACCAAGTCAAACCTTACTCGCATTGATGGGTGTGGTTGTTCAAGCAGGTCAAAGATTTGCATCAATTGCAGATATGCAAGTTGGTGATGGTAATCAACAAGCAGCAGTTGGAACAACAGTTGCATTATTAGAACGTGGTTCAAGAACCATGTCAGCAATACACAAAAGAATTTACTCAGCTTTAAAGAATGAATTCAGACTTATGGCTAGAGTATTCAAGTTATATCTACCACAACAATATCCATATGATGTAGTTGGGGGCCAAAGAATGATTATGCAATCTGACTTTGATGACAGGGTAGATATATTGCCAGTTGCTGACCCCAACATTTTTTCACAGACACAGCGTATTTCACTAGCGCAAACAGAACTGCAGCTGGCAACCTCAAATCCGCAAATGCATAATATGTATCAAGCGTATAGAAATATGTATGAAGCGTTGGGTGTAAAAAATATTGATAGTGTTTTAATTAAACCTATGCCACCACAACCAAAAGATCCTGCATTAGAACACATTGATGCATTAGGAGGCAGACAGTTCCAAGCGTTTCCTGGTCAAGATCACAGATCACATATTACTGCTCACTTAAATTTTATGGCAACCAATATGGCTAGAAATAATCCAATGGTCATGGCAAGTTTAGAGAAAAATATTTTTGAACATATTTCTTTAATGGCTCAAGAACAAATTGAATTAGAGTACAGAGATGAATTACAACAATTACAACAAATGCAAATGATGATGCAACAGAATCCACAAGCTTCACAACAGATTCAAATGCAAATGATGCAGATGCAACAAAAGATTGAAGCAAGAAAAGCACAGTTGATTGCTGAGATGATGGAAGAATTTATGAATGAAGAGAAGAAAATTACTTCACAATTTGATAATGATCCAATTGCAAAACTAAGAGCAAGAGAATTAGACCTTAGAGCAATGGAAAATGAGAGAAAAGAACGTGAAGGTAAAGAGAGAATGGATCTTGATAAGATGAAAGCAATGATGAATCAACAAAATCAAGATGAAAAACTAGAACAAAACGAAGAATTAGCAAAATTAAGAGCTGATACATCAATTGAAAAGACAATTTTAGGTAAAACTATTCCTAATGTTGACTCAATGATGAAAAATCAAGCTCCGATGATGCCAAAAGTAAAAATTTTTAGAGGAGGAAACGAATAAATGAGAAATAAAATGACAAAATCTGAAAAAAAGGTTAAAAAGGTTATGAGGGAATTCAAAAAAGGTGAATTACCGATAGGGAAGTCGAAGAAAAAAGTAAAAAGTCGTAAACAAGCGATTGCAATTGCTTTATCAGAGGCTGGAAAATCAAAACCAAGGAGATAAAATGGAAAAACTTGATAAAATAACAGAAGTTAAAGTTGGTGAGCAAGAAACTGCGATTGATCCAAGATCAAAAACAACTGCTGACAAAGCTTTTAACTTAATTGGTACTGGTGGACCTGAAATGGAAGTTAAAGGTCAAGGAAAAGTACTAGCAGAAAAGAAAAGAAGTTCTAAAGCATACTAACATGTGGTTCAGTGCTATTAAATTAGCCGTTCAAGCTGGCTCTCACATTTTTAAAAACCGTCAAAAGACAAAAATGCTTATGGCGGATGCACAAATGTTGCATGCTGAAAAAATGGCAAGAGGCGAAGCAGAATATCAAGGTAAATTATTAGAAGCAAGACAATCGGACTGGAAAGACGAATTCATTTTGATTTTACTTTCGGCTCCTATTGCGTTATTATCATGGGCAGTATTTTCTGATGACCCAAGTGCAATGGAAAAGATGAAATTGTTCTTCGAATATTTTTCACAACTTCCATTTTGGTATCAGACAATTTTCGTGGGCGTCATAGCGAGCGTTTACGGACTTAAAGCAACTGACTTAATTAAGAGGAAATAAAATGAGCAATAGAAGATATAACACACAAACTAGAATGAAATTTTTAAAAGGTGGTCAAGTAAAACTTGATGCTGATGGCGATGGTAAAATTACTGGTAAAGATTTTGCAATGTTAAAAGCCGGTAAGAAAAAAGATAAGAAGAAAAAACCATCTATGATGGCAATGGCAATGAAGGGGAAAAAATAATGGCAAATAGAAGATACAATACACAAGTAGCTAATGATAGAGCATGTATGTCTAAAGGTGGATCAACTTCTAAATATCATACTACTAAAGAAGGTAAAAAAGCTAAAAAAGGTTTATGGTATAATATTGCTATGAAAAGAAAACGTGGCGAGAAGATGAGAAAAAAAGGTGAGAAGGGTGCACCTACAGAAGCTGCGATTAAAAAATCACAAGCGTAATGTTTAGAAAAAGATTTCAAAAAGGAACTGAAAAAATATTTGATCAATTAGAAATGAATGTACCTTATCCAAAAGGTGGTAGAGTTGAATTAGCTAGAGGAAGTAAATCTCCAGCATGGCAACGTAAAGAAGGTAAATCTGCATCCGGAGGCCTGAACCGTAAAGGCATTGCATCTTATAGAGCAGCTAATCCAGGGTCAAAATTATCAATGGCAGTCACTACTAAACCTTCTAAATTAAAAAAAGGAAGTAAAGCAGCAAACAGAAGAAAATCATTTTGTGCTAGAATGAAGGGTATGAAGAAAAGATTGACTTCAGCTAAAACAGCAAGAGACCCTAATTCAAGAATTAATAAGTCACTTAGAAAGTGGAACTGCTAATGTTTGATAGAATAATGTACTCTATTTTGGGTAAACTTGACTTTTTGTTTGATAACATTATACCTAGTATATATGAGAGACTCAAAAACAATAGAATCTTTTCTTCAAAGAAAAGAAAAAGAAAATAAGGAAAAAAACTTATTTAAAGACCTTCGCAAAGAGGTAGAGACCGGTGCGAACGGTACACAAAAATACGTAATCAAGAAAGGTAATAATAAAGGTAAAGTAGCTGATGTTAAATGAAGAATTAGTAATATTAAATAAAGTACAAAAATATTTAAAAGAATCTTATCAAAATATTGGAGATGCTATGATTAGTGGTGGTATTGACAATATGGAAAAATATAAGTATATGATGGGACAGGCACATGCCTATTTAAAAATATCACAGGAAATCTCTAACCTGCTAAAACCAAAGGAGCAAAATGATACTGAAAGAGAACAAGACCTCACAAACGTCGTCCGATTCGGCGACACCAAAGACTAAATCTGCATTATTAGATAAATACGAAAAACAAAATGCAGAAGCACATCAAAAAGAAATTGATGGCTATGAACGTTTAAAAACAAAAGAAACAGATAAATTACCTAAACCTACTGGATGGAGACTTGTAGTTCTTCCATTTAAATTACCAGAAAAAACAAAAGGTGGATTATATCTTGGACAAGATACTTTAGAGAGACAACAAGTAGGATCTACTTGTGGTTTAGTTCTTGCGATGGGTCCACATTGTTATGATAAAGAAAAATTTCCAGAAGGACCTTGGTGTAAAAAAGGTGATTGGGTAATTTTTGCAAGATATGCTGGATCAAGAATCCAGATAGATGGTGGGGAAGTAAGAATGCTAAATGACGATGAAGTGTTAGCAACCATCGACAACCCTGAAGACATACTTCATCAATACTAACATAGGAGATAACTATGCCCGACATAGAAGAAAACAAAACAGTTGACATAGATACATCTGGACCTGATACTGAAGTTGAATTAGATAATACAACGGAGGAAAATACTGAACAGGCAACAGCTGAATCTACTGAGACAAGCAGTACTGAAACAGTGGAAACTGCATCCGAAGAAACGAAAGAAGAAAAAACAGACGAAAAGAAAGATAGAGAATTAGAAAATTATAGTAAAGATGTTCAGAGAAGAATAGCTAAACTTACCGGTAAATGGAGAGAAGCACAGAGACAAGCAGATGATGCTGCAGAATATGCTAGAGCTCAAATTAAATTGAGAGAAGCAGCTGAAGCTAAAATCTCGAAGCTTGAACCAGGATACTTGAAATCTACAGAAGATAGTATCGTATCAGGAATGCAAGCAGCACAGGCTAAACTTGCAGCAGCTAGAGAAGCAAATGATCTTCAAGCTGAAGCAGAAGCTTTAACTGCCATATCCGAGTATGGTTATAAAAAAGCTAAACTCGAAGAGACTAAAGCGGCTCAAGAAGAGTTTAATGCTAGAAAAGCTAAAGAGGTTAAACCTGAAATTAACTTAAATAGACAACAAACAGCAGAACCAACACCAGATCCAAAAGCTGAAGAGTGGGCGGCTAAAAACACTTGGTTTGGTCAAGATACGGCTATGACGTATACTGCGTTTGATCTACATAAAAAGTTGACAGAACAGGAAGGTTATGACCCTCAATCTGATGAGTATTATTCTGAAATAGATAAAAGAATAAGACTTGAATTCCCCCACAAATTTGCTACAAGTAATAGCAATATAGGGGAAACGACCAAACCCGTACAAACAGTAGCTAGTGCAAAGCGAAGTACAAATACTGGTCGCAAAAATTCTGTGACACTCACACCGTCTCAGGTAGCAATTGCACGAAAATTAGGTGTGCCACTTAAAGAGTATGCGAAACAACTAAAAATCACGAAGGAGGTATAAGCATATGGAAAACGATAACGATATAAGAACCTCGCGTGCGAGTCAGACGAGAGAAAAAACTTCTAAACCAAAAGTCTGGTCTCCACCATCATCTTTAGATGCACCACCTGCGCCTACAGGTTTTAAGCACAGATGGATAAGAACTGAAACTTTAGGATTCCAAGACACTAAAAACGTCGCTGGAAGAATAAGATCAGGATATGAATTAGTTAGATCTGATGAGTATCCAGATTCAGATTATCCGGTTGTTGAAGACGGCAAATACGCAGGAGTAATCGGAGTTGGTGGCCTTGTGCTGGCAAGGGTACCGGAAGAGATCGCTAAACAACGATCTGAGTATTATAAAAAACAAGCTCAGGAAAACGTTGAAGCAGTAGACAACGATCTTATGAAGGAACAGCATCCAAGTATGCCTATCAATATTGATAGACAGACTCGTGTAACTTTTGGTGGTACTAAGAAATCCTAATTAAAGATTTCCAAAACCAACAGAGTACACTTAAACTAACAATGTCTAAGGAGGACAACTACTATGGCAAATAAAGATGCAGCGTTTGGTCTAAGACCAATCGGAAAAGTAGGTCAGAACAGAGACAACCAAGGTTTAAGTGAATACAGTATTGCTGCTAACGACAGTACTACGATCTATTTCCAAGACCCAGTTAAAGCAACTGCGGCAGGAACTATTGATCAAGGTGCAGCGGGCGGAGCAATTTTAGGTTCCTTAAACGGCGTGTTTTACACTGACGCTACAACTAAAAAGCCTACGTGGGCAAATCACTATACTGGTAGCAATGCAGCTACTGATATTGTTGCTTTCGTAGCAGACGATCCGTATGAAAGATTCGAGATCCAGTCAAACAACACAGCTGCTTCAGCGCAGACTGATGTGTTTAACAACGCGGATATTGAATTAACTGCGGGTGATTCAGCTAACTATGTATCAAAAGCAGAGTTGAATGATTCTACATTAAGTACGAACTCAGCTCAGCTTAGAATACTTGGTGTTTCAAAAGATCCAGACAATAACGAAATTGGTTCAGCGAACGTAAATTTTGTTGTTGAGATCAATGAACATCAATTAAAAGGTACAACAGGAGTATAAGGAGATAAACTATGGCGATAAGTAGAGGACAACTAGTTAAAGAACTAGAACCAGGTTTAAATGCCTTATTTGGCCTGGAGTATAAACGTTATGAGAATCAGCATGCTGAAATATACACTACTGAATCTTCAGACAGAGCGTTTGAAGAAGAAGTTATGTTATCAGGTTTTGCTCAAGCACAGACTAAGTCTGAAGGTGCTGGCGTGACTTTTGACAATGCTCAAGAGACATACACTGCTAGATACACTCACGAGACTGTAGCTTTAGCGTTTTCAATCACTGAAGAAGCGATTGAAGATAACTTGTATGACAGACTTGCTAGTAGATATACAAAAGCATTAGCTAGATCTATGGCGAACACAAAACAAGTTAAAGCAGTTGCACCGTTAATTAACGGTCTACCAACTAACGATGCTTTCGATTCAGGGGATGGTGTTTCATTATTTAACACTGCTCACCCAACAATCGCAGGTACTGTTAAAAACACTTTAACAACTCAAGCGGACTTAAACGAAACATCATTGGAGCAGTCTTTAATTGACATCGCTGCAATGACTGACGAAAGAGGTCTAAAAATTGCTGCAAGAGGAGTGAAAATGATCGTTCCTTCTGAGCTTCAATTTACAGCTGAGAGATT